CGACACATTATACGCTCCTGCTGATGGGTGGTGGTATTTTGTAGTGGAATCCAACTACACCTTTCCAGTTTTTTATACTTCCGCAGACTCTACACATTACGAAAAGACAAAACCACCTCCTCCAACATAGATGCTTTACCATTAGCGTAAAAAGTATTAGTATTAAAAGTTGTTAAGAAAGTAAAGAGATGCCTGTTATTGTAATGAAAGCCGCCGAAGGATTATGCGACCGCCTACAAGTTCTTTCCCATTGCTTTCGTTATTGCGAACTCCATGGGGCAGCATTGTGTGTGGACTGGAAGGATTGGGTATGGGGAGGTGGTGAATATGACTTTTGGGACTTCTTTGAGATTGTAGGCATCAAGATTATGAGTAAAGAAATGGTCTTACGCCTAGTAGCATCAGGAAGAATGGATGTCCGGCCGAAGACTTGGGACCTGAATAAGATTGCTTCACCCTTCTATGCTGAGTTATTGAAGGATGAGTATGTAGGCGAGTTCATGAACTATACCGAGCATAAATGCGAAGGAGATGTATTAGTGACCAATGGTGCTGGAAAACGCATCTTTGATGTGAGTGCCTTGTCTAGGTATTTGAGAATCAAACCTAACATTGCTAGGGAAGTTAAACGCATCCTTACCAAGAGCTTTCTACCTTCTGTTCCTCTGGTTCATCTACGAGGCACTGACCGGCCTGATGGTGGGTTCCTTGAAAATGCGATTAACTACTTTATTAAGTTTCCTAGCCCACGCATCCAGTTAGTGTCCGACATGGAAGAGTTGATTCAAAAGTTTCAAGACAAGCATCCACACGCACATCTTGTGAATCCAAAAGCAGAAGTTCGTAAGCTTCCAAATACCAAAGCTAGAGGGTCGCATCAAGCCAATCCAAAAGAACTGGCTGCGTATGGAGTCCGAAAGAGACAAATGATTATTGACCTTCTGGCCGATTGGGTTGCTATATATTCTTCGGATGTTGCGTTTGGAAGAGAAGAGAGCACTTATTTTATGTTGGCTCGTATGTTTCATGATTCCGTTCCTATTTCAGACAGTAGCAAACTTTTAGGATGGAAGATGCTTGAACGAGAAGGAAAGTTAGAATGGGAGGAAGTAGACCGGACTTGTATTCCTAGGAATAGGGAAGAGATTAATACAGCTTCTAAACTAACCGAGACCAAACGATTCTCCCGTATAATAGACCATAAACAAATGCCTGCTCCTATTAATGAGACCGCTGTTCTGCCGAATAGGCTCCAAGAGGAAGCAAGTAAAACAACTGGAGGCGATGTTCCCGTCGCACAAAGTGTATGTTGAACCTTTTTTCGGAGGAGGAGCAGTATTCTTTGGTAAAACGCCTTCCGAAGTTGAAGTGGTGAATGACCTTGATTCCAAGTTGATTGAAGATTACAGACGCATCTTAAAAGCACCTGTGGACCCGAAAGCTTACACTATATTAAAATCCGAAAAGAAGCAGAATGACTTTCTGGACCAACCGGGTAAGAGCATTGCGGACAGAGTCTACGAATCCATCCTGCGTCGGTGTAATGGGTTTGGAGGGACCTATGTTAAGAAGTCTGGTGTTTATACAGATGACCGCCCGCATCGTCTCTACAAGGTGACTACCCATGAAGCTAAAATCAAGAATATGGGCGAGTATAAGAAGCGTTTAGGAAATGCGACTCTTCTAACACAGGATTACCGTAAGGTGATTCAGAAGTATGATTCAGATGAAACCTTCTTCTTCCTTGACCCTCCTTATGAGATGAGTGAAGGCATCGGCTATGCGAAAGGTTCAGAGGACTTTGACTTTGAAAGGCTCGCCGACACCCTACGAGGCATCAAAGGGTCTTTCTTAATGACGATTAACGATTCACCAAGCATCCGTAAAGCCTTTCATGGATTCAAACTACGCCCTTACATTGTTAAGGGGCATCATTCAGTGACTTCGGGTGTTGGGTCCAAAGACCGTCCTGAGTTATTTATTAGCAACTATAACTTGCCTAGAAAACAAATGCTTAACGGAGGAGTCAAACTTGGAAAGGCAGAAGCTAGGTATAACAGGGCGTTGAACAAATGGAATACATTAACCGAAAAACCAAGTGCGACCCAAAAAGAACTACAAAAGGCATGGAATGAACTTTCGCTGGCCGAAGTGGATTACCAGAATGCCTTCCAAGGTATTACTAGTGAAGCAGCCCAAGAACTAGGGCAGGATTTAGAAGCACAACAGGAACTGATTAAGAGACCAGAACCAACACGACAACGAGCTATGACTCAGAGAGAAATAGAAATAGAAGATGCTATACAAAGAAGAAGGAATGAAGAGAGAGCTGATGAAGAGAGACTGGAAGAACGAGAACGCAATGCCAGATGGCGAGAACAGATGCGAGAGCTAGAGGCACAGTTTGAAGAGAGACGAAGAAGAGAGCAGTTAGGTGATGGAAGTGGAAGTGGTAAGCCTTCTGTTCCAAAAGGGTATTTAACCGAGGCTAAACGAAAAGCCAAGGCAGCAGGGTATGAACCAAGCCGGTTGAAGCTCTGTAATAGAGGAACCAATAAACTAATGTATGAAACTCCAGAAGGGAAAGTAGTCCACTTTGGGAGTGCCGAACATGGCGACCATATTATTTGGTCAAAGTTAGAAAAGAAGGGTGATGTTCCACCTGGAACTGCGGAGACGAAGCGACGAGTGTTTAGAACCTCGCACGAGGCGATGAAGGGTTCGTGGAAGACTAACCCCTATTCCGCCAATGCTCTCGCTCTTGCGATTCTGTGGTGATTTTGTAGATTTAAACTCATACCTCTTCGGTGGTATGTATTCAGGCTGGCTAGGTGGGATGTAATCATCCTCTTCGCCAACTCCCCAATAGATGCTTTTTCGTTCCATGCTTTTATTATACATACGCTCCCATGCTTGAATGATGCTTGCGTCCGGCACCGACCTTGCGTTCCAGGTCTGGCTCTGGAGCGTGTGCTGGAGAGCTGAGAATGTCTTGTTCAGTAAGAACTCCCTTGATGATGCGGGAAGAACCCTTAATCGTTTCAAAGAAACCACTGGAGATGGGCACTACAAAGAGATTCAACCCTGAAATAGCTGACTTGAACTGATTGCCAACTGTTAGGTTGAACTGGAGTGTGAAGTTGCCGACAAGACCGGGTGCTTGGCCTGCTTGAAGGGCGAAGTCACGACCGGGGCGGAGAACTAGAGGACCGCCAGCCAAGGAGGTATAAATACCAGAGTTGGTTCCTGTTCCTGTTCCGACTGTAGATGCTTGGCGACCCTCACCAGACCAGGTGTTGAAGTCCATGTCCAAACCGTTATTAATAGACATCTTGTAGAGCTGGTATTGCGTGTGGTTCGCAAGAAGACCGCTGAAGTTGTCAAAGTTAATACTGATGCCCTCAATCGGTAGTGTGAAGTCACAAATGGTGCTGTCCCAGGTTGAAGCTCCATTAGTAGTGCTGGTTCCAAAAGCATAAGGAGCTCCAGCTGTGCCTGTGCCTGTGCCGAAGATTGTAGCACCTGCTGTAGGTGGCTTAACATAAATCATCAACAAGTCTGGGATGTTAGGAAGTGTGATGGTGTTAGAAGCCAACACTACTGAACCTGCTGTGATTCCCTTTGCGTTTGGTGGGACTCCAAGAGTAGTGCCGACAGAGGAGAGACCCGTGGTAATATAACGGGGGAACTCCATGTATGGAACGATGCTCTTGGGTGGGAGTGGAACATCCAAGGCTGGAGTCATGAACTGAACTGAAAGAGCAGGTTGGAATGGGTATGGGGCAAAGTTAGAACCTGTAATGCCTGAAGTCACCCATTGAGGAAGACCAATAGATGTAATAATCTTACTTCCTCCAATATTCTTACCAATAACGCCTGATGAAACACGAATCGCACGAGAAGGGTTAGGAAGCATGTTCATCTGAACTTGGAAGTTCTGGACACCAAAGAGACCTGTGGAGAGTTCAAAGGCATCACCAAAGATGAATGGTGGGAGTAAAAGCTTCTCTGTGGATTGCCAGCGAACATACACTG